ACACCTTCCACGGCATTTTGCGCTCCCCGCAAAAGGCCCAATTGTGTAACCCATGTCTCCGGAATGAACTGTCACCCCTCTCTCAGGAAGGGCAGAGGCGAAAATGTCTGTTGCTGATCTCAAAGTCCGCCTGGCCGATGTGCCGGGTATTGAAGCTCTGACGATGAACCTTGAAGCCGGGCGCATTCTCCTGCGCTGGGGCTCGGGTTATGCGGCTACGGTCAATGCCTCGGCGTCGGATTTCGAAATCGAGCGCGCTGTTCGCGACGCTATCAAGCTTCCTCCGGTGACGCTGATCCCGGACAAACAAACCAACGCCGGTGTGACTGTGCCCTCGGCCAGCCCGGCCCAACCTTCCGCAGGTCCAGCTATGACCAATCCCGCGTCGGTCGGCCATACCGTCAAGGCGCTGATGGATGAGCACATCAAGATGATGGGCGAGATCCACGCTGCGCAGCTCGAAATCCTGCGCTCCAACCTGGTGCAACAGCGGACCAGCGTTTCGTCTGCCGTCGGCGCCATCGCAAGCAAGATCGCTGCCCAAACTGATGAGTTCAATTCCATCATGGGCCAGTTCGCGAACGATCTCGGGGCGTAAGCCCCTCCCGTCATGGCTCGTCCGTCCGACTACAATCCGGAAATCACGGCTCTGATCTGCGCTCGCATGTCTGAGGGCGAAAGCGTGCGCTCTATTTGCCGTGATGAGGCGATGCCGGATAAGGCGACGGTTTTCCGGTGGCTGGCGCTGCATGCAGAGTTCCGCGACCAATACGCGCGCGCGCTGGATGCTCGAACCGACGCGATGGCGGAAGAAATCCTCGAAATCGCCGATGACGGGACAAACGATACGGTGACCGATAATGACGGCCACACGATCACCAATCACGACGTCATTGCGCGGTCGAGGCTGCGGGTTGATGCCCGCAAGTGGCTGATGGCGCGCATGTCGCCAAAGAAGTACGGCGACCGTGTTGAGAACGTGTTGACGGGCGGTGAAAAGCCGATTGAGCAAAAGGTAACGGTCATCGAGCTGGTGGCTGCGACGGGTTCTGATCCATGATCCGGCCGGCAAATCGCAAGCCTAAGCGTGGCAAATATCGGCCGCATCCGCGCGCATCGTCGCGCGTGCCGAATGAACGCCGTGGCAAGTATCTGCGTCGCCGCTTCTGGCGGTGACAATGAACGTCCAGCTTAAGTTACCGCCTAAGCTCGTCCCTATGTTCACTGGTCCCGCGATGTACCGCGGGGCCTATGGTGGGCGAGGCTCGGCGAAAACGCGCTCCTTCGCCCTTATGGCGGCCGTGCATGGGTATCGCTGCGCGGCGGCCGGGCTCGATGGCCTGGTTGTCTGCGGTCGCGAGTTCATGAATAGCCTCGCGGATTCGTCCTTCGCAGAAGTCAAAGCGGCTATCGCCTCTGAAGCGTGGCTCGCTGCGGCGTACGACGTAGGAGAAACCTACATCCGGACCAAAGATCGCCGGATTGAGTTCGCGTTCGTCGGCCTGCGTCACAGTCTGCAAAGCCTCAAGTCCAAGGGTCGCATTCGGCTCCTGTGGGTCGATGAGGCCGAACCCGTCTCGGAAACGGCTTGGCTGATCGTAGACCCGACGGTGCGCGAGGAAAACGCGGAAATCTGGATCACCTGGAATCCGGGGCGCAAGAAAAGCGCGACACATAAACGTTTCCGGGACGATCCGCCGCCGCAATCGAAAATCATTGAGCTTAACTGGCGTGATAACCCGTGGTTTCCGTCAACGCTCAATCAGAAGCGCCTCAACGACCTCGAAAAACGTCCCGATCAGTATGACCATGTATGGGAAGGCGGGTTCGTTTCGGTCGTTGAGGGTGCTTACTATGCGGCCAACCTGGCGCAAGCCAAGGCAGAGGGCCGTATTGGCTTTGTGCCGCGTGATCCTCTCGCCCGCGTTCTGGCGATCTTCGACATTGGCGGAACCGGCGCGCGGGCCAATGCCGTCTCGATCTGGATTGCTCAATTCGCCGGCGCGAAAATCAACGTGCTCGACCACTACACCGCGCAAGGTCAGCCGCTCGCCGCGCATGTCGAATGGATGCGCGAGCGCAAATATGGGACGGCGCTGATTTACCTGCCGCACGATGGCGCGCAAGGCGATAAGGTCCATGCGACATCATACGAAAGCGCGCTCCGTGATGCGGGCTTTGACGTCCTGGTGGTGCCAAATCAGGGGCTCGGCGCTGCGAAGGCGCGGATCGAAACGGCGCGGCGCGTCTTCGGGCGCGTTCATTTCAACGCGGCGACAACGGAAGCCGGCAGGGAATCGCTCGGCTGGTATCACGAAAAGCGCTCGGATGATGAGCGCAACGTTGGCCTCGGTCCAAATCACGATTGGTCATCGCACGATGCCGATTCCTTCGGCCTGATGTGCGTGGTTTACGATGAACCGCCTGGGCGTCGGCCTGATCGGAAACCCTATTCCGGATCGCGCCGCGGCGGGGGCGGCGGATCGTGGGAAGCTGCTTGATCGCTGTTCCTTACGTCGAGGACCCGTACCGCGAGTCTGAGTTTGCCACGCTCTACTTTGCGCGCTTGACCGCTTCCTATTTAGCCTTTTCCTTTTGACAATCCTGTACGTGTGGTAACTCGATCGCGCCGGATTCTGAAGTCGACGCGCAAAACGCGTAGCTATGTGATCCACCGATGACGTCGTCATAAGAAAGCTCAACTAGAGCGTTAACTCCGTGATTTTTTTTCAAAAGCGCTGCGGCTTGGACGCTCGATAGTTCTGGAGAATAAATTGTCACAAAGTAATCGCTTCCAGCGACCATGGTTTCAATCGTCAATTCATTACCTTCGCTAAGGAAGGCGCCACCTTCGCCAAGGCTCAGAAACTTCTTCATTCTAATGTTAACAGCGTCGGTCTTTCCAGTATTGCTAATATATATGTTCCACCTTATGTCCCCCCGATTTTTTCCTGCATCGGTCAGTTCAAATCGAGGCGAAGCGTCGGGCTTAATAAATAGCAAAGGCATCTGATCTCTGTTCATGGTTTCTAGTTGCCTTTGCATGATCTTGAGCTGATCATGGATCGTCCCGTCCGTATTTCTCATTGCCTCCAATTGTTTTTCCATAACTTCAAGCTGACTGTGGATGGCCCTGTCCGTATTGCTCATCGCAAGATATTGGAGATACGCCACGCCCGAAAGGGCGGCCGTGAAAAAAGCAATTAAGAAAGCGAATCGGTCGCTTGGGTTCTTCCACCATTCGGGCCGCCACGACTTTCCCGGAGTTGACCTGACTGTCGCTCCGCTATTCGAGGAGCGTGGCTCGTGTGGAAGTGTATTTGGCTCCCCGTCCATAATCGTGACCAGCTTACAAGCGGCCGTTCATCAATGCGCCGATACAGCAATCATTTAGTAACAAAGTGCAGACGGCCCTAAAGCGACGAGGGGCCGCGATCTCGCCGGACCGTGAGTCTGTGAGTTGCCCGCACCCCAAGGCGCCGGGTTGTAGATGGATGTGGCAGACCTACAGGTTGAATCAATAGTTGGCCCATTCCACCCGCTGAGTCGAGTCAAAACTAGGCTTATCGTCAGAGTTCGGCGACTGGTATTTGCTTACTCGAAGCGGGGCTAGTCGCAAAATTGGATTGGCTGGTATTCTGCATGAACGATCAAGAAGAACCCGCGGATCACGCCGTCGGGAGCGACGACGCGCGCGAGGGCACCGCGCGGAAGGTTGTCGAGGACGCCGACGCGATCTTTGACAAGCTCAAGCGTTGGTTCAAGCGCGACTACAACAGCCAAGGGCAAGTCACCTGGCGTAAGGAAGCGCGCGAGGATTTCGCTTTTGAAGCCGGCGACCAACTGAATGAGGATGACAAGAACATCCTTAGAGAGGCGGGCCGGCCGATCGTGATCTTTAACCGCGTCGGCGTTTCGGTCGATAGCGTCGCGGGGCAAGAGGTCGCGAACCGGCAAGAGGTGCAATTCCTGCCGCGCAAGCAAGGTGACGTCCAGGTCAACGAGCTGCTGACGTCGGCCGCGAAGTGGTTTCGCCAGCAATGCGACGCGGAGGACGAGGAATCGGACGCCTTCCGCGATGACGTCGTTTGCGGCATGGGCTGGACGGAAACCTGTCTCTCCTACGATGACAACCCCGACGGGGATCCGAAGGTCGATCGGGTTGACCCGCTTGAGATGGTTTGGGATTCGGGCGCGAAAAAGCGCAATCTGGTCGATATGCGCCGCGTGTTCCACGTCAAGCGGGATGTTCCCATTGATGAAGCGCGCGCGCTGTGCCCGGGTGATCCTGATCGGCCGTTCGAAGATGCGGATTACAACGCCACGTGGGTTGATGACCAGCGCGAGGGCGAGAATCAGCATGAGAACGACGGCCAGTTCTATAACAAGCCCGACGCGAACAACGGCGAGGACGATGACGAAGGCTGCGTGACGCTCGTTCGCGCGCAATGGTGGGAACGCGCACCGGTCTGGCTCGTGATCGACCCGACAAATCCGGGAAACATCCTCACGCTGGGCGAGGACGAGTTCAAGGATTTGCAGGCCAAAGCCAAGGTTGTTGGCGTGCCGCTTCGCTTCGTCAAGCAAACGCGGAAGGTCTACCGCCAAGCCTATCTCGGGAACGTTTTGCTCGAAATCGGAGATGCACCGATCAAGGGCCGGTTCTCGTTCAACTGCATGACGGGCAAGCGGGACCGCAACAAGAACACGTTCTTTGGCATCGTGCGCGCCATGAAAGATCCGGCGCGCTGGTCGAACAAATGGATGTCGCAGACGATGCACATCATGAACACCAGCGCCAAGGGCGGCATTGCCGTGGAGCGCGGGCAGTTCTTCGACGATGACGCGCAGGGCGAATCGTCCTGGGCCAAGAACGAACAGATCACGTACCTGAAACCTGGCGCTCTCGGGCAAAACCCCAAGATGATGCCGAAGCCGGTTTCCGAGTTTCCGCAGTCCTCGTTTCAGTTGATGGAATTTGCGGTCCAGTCGCTCCCGCAGGTCTCGGGCGTGAACGTTGAAACGCTCGGGATGCAGGCGAGCGCCGACCAGGCCGCGGCGCTCGATCGCCAGCGCAAGCAATCGGTGATGATTATCCTTCAACCGCTGTTCGACGGCTTGCGGCGCTATCGGAAAGAGCAGGGGCGCTGCATGCTCTATCTGATCGAGAACTTCCTTTCGGACGGCCGCTTGGTCAAGATCGAGGGACCGGACAGTGCGCAATATGTCCCGCTGATCCGGCAACAAGGCGCGGCGAACAACCAGTATGACGTCATCGTGGACGAGGCGCCGACGTCACCGAACCAGAAAGAAACGACGTGGGCGATGTTACAGCAACTCTTGCCGGTTATCGGCAAGATGCTGCCGCCGGCAACGTGGCTCGCGTTGCTCAAGTATTCGCCGCTGCCGACGTCCGCACAAAAGGACATTTCGGACAGCATTCAGCAGTCCCAGCAACAGCAGGGGCAAGATCCGGAGCAACAGAAGCGCGACGCCGAGTTGAAATTCCAGAACGACAAGGCGCAAGCGGACATCGCCAATCACCAGGCGCTGACGCAAGCCCGAGTCGACGGGATGCACGCGGAAGCACAGACGCGGCGCGAGGTCGCCTTGCACCATGCGCAAACCGAAGGGCTCGCCAAGGCGATCAACGCGCCTCATGAGGTCGGGCCCGATGGTCAACCGCTGCCGCACCACGGGGAACAGTCCGCGGCGCTCATCATGTCCGTGCTCGGCGAGCTGCGCCGCGACTTGGGCATGATGGCGCAGGCGTTCAATGCGCCGAAAAAATTGATCCGCGATCCGCAAACCGGCGAAATCGTCGGCATTGCGCCAATGCAGGGCTGATAGATGGCCGTTTTTAATAAGTTCGATCAGTTCGTTCTCGATCTGGCAACGAAGGTTCACAACCTCAATGCCGACGCGCTGAAGGTCATGTTGACCGATACGCTCCCGGTTCGGACGAACAAGGTCAAGGCGGACATCGCGGAAATCGCGGCCGGCAATGGCTATGTGACCGGCGGCAATGTCGCGGCGTTCAACTCAGGCGGCGACACCGCGGGCCTTTACAAGCTGATCCTGGCGCCCGCGGAGTTCACGGCGGCCGGCGGCAACTTCGCGCAATTCCGCTATGCCGTGCTCTATAACTCCACCGCTTCGGGCGGTCCTCTGGTCGGCTTTTGGGATTTCGGCGCAGAAGTCAATCTCACAAACGGGAACGTCTTCATCGTCGGTCTCGATCAGGTCAACGGGGTTCTGACGCTGCAATAATGGCTGGTAAGGCTGCAAATCGCGTAAACGTCTCCGTTTCGACGGTCGGCACGGGCTCGCCGTTCACGACGGCCGGGGCTCTTGGCGGCTTTCGACCGCTGTCCGTGCTCAACGTCGGCGATATCGTCGAATATGCGATCACAGACGGAAGCAATTTCGAGGACGGATGGGGCGTGGTCGGCGCGGGCGGGACGATCACGCGGAACGTGTTCGAGTCCTCGAATGCCGGCGCGCCAATCAACCTTTCCGGCGCGGCGACTTGCGTCATTACGCTGACCGCGCAGGGCGCGCAGGCGATCTTGTCTTACGCTGCGCAGCGGCTTGTAGGGGGTCTCTAAATGGCGTTCACGCAAAATGTCTTCCCAACGCTGCTCCGGATGCCGCGCAAGGGTCTGGTGCAGATCCTCAACGCTGACGGTACAGCACAGAAGACGGTC